GTCTAAATCTTGATGATCACTGATTCTGTAGGAGGCGGAAGGCGTTATCGGCCACGGAATCCGCGCCGACGCGGGCCCATGCAAACCAGCCTCGCTGGCCGTTGGGCAAATTCGTCGTGGTCGAGAACAACATCGGGATCTGCTCAACACTCATCCCGGCACGCTGCGCGACGAGGTACTGCCGGAAATCCCCGACGACCAGGATGTTCTGCGCACCGGTGGTGCCCGGGACGCTGCCCGCGAACGACGGCGCGTAGTCCGACACCACGACCGGGCGGCCGTTGATGCGCGACACGCCGTCAGCGGTCAGGTCGACGGTGAAGTACGCCGAGCTGTTGGCGTTCGTGCCGAACTGGCGGATCGCCGACTCGACCGACACCGACATGTCCCAGGTCGCACGCGACCGGAACCGCTCCGGCAGCGCGTTCCACACCTTGAAGATGTCCACGGCGCCGAAGCTGCCGTCGGTGGTCGGGGTGACCTCCGACGCCGACGTCTGGTCGATCGCCGTGAAGATGCCCCACGGCTCGCCCGTGCCGGTACCGGTCTGGGTCTTCGCCGCGAGCAGGTCCAGGTAGCCCTGGGACAGCAGTGCCGACATCTCCGACGCGAAGCCCGGGTAGTCCATCCCGACCTCGATCGAGTACGGGATGAAGCCCCGCGCCATGTGGGCGGTGACGAGCGGCTGCGCCAGGGTCGGCGAGTCGTCGGACACCTCGACGCCCTCGGAGTCGAACGACCAGGTCATGCCGGCCGAGCTGACGCCCTTCCAGACCTGGTTGGTGATCTGCTCGATCCGGGCGACCCGCAGCAGCGGAGCGTCCGAGGCACCGGAGGTGAGGATGATCGACGGGTCGATGTACACGGGCACGCCGAAACCGCCGGCGGTCGTGGTGCCCTCCGACATGGCGCGCTCGATCTCGAAGCCCTGGAACCGGGCGACGGCGTCCTGCTCCTCGCGGGACAGGGCCGCGTTCGCGCCGAAGATGACCTGCTTGGCGAACGCCGCCCGGTAGGCGTCGTTCTCGGTCAGCAGCAGACGCCGGGCGACGTAGGCGCCGTCGAAGTCCTTGGTCCGCTTGAGCAGTGAACGCTCCAGCTCGGTCTTCTGGACGTCGTTGAGCACCCACTCGTCGACCTCGACGGCCTTGCGGGCACGGTCGGTGACCTGCGAGCGGGACAGCTGCGCCGGGTCGCCGTCGAACGGGTCGACGCGACGCATGACCTCGGGGCTGCGCGGGGCGGTGGTGGGCTCGGTCCGGCCGGCGGTCACCGACGAGCGGATCGCGTCGACCTTGGCCTCGTGCGCCTCCGCGGCCTTGCGGGCGACGTCGAGCGCCTCCCACTCGCCGGGGATCGCCTGGGACCGGGCGACGTCCTCGTCGGTCCAGTCGCTGTCGGCCTTGCTGCCGAGCACGTCCAGTTCGGCGCGCAGGACATCCTGCTCCGCGGCGATCTCAGCCGCGGACTTGGGCTTTGCCATTACTTTGCTCCCATCCGGGACAGCTCGATGCGCGCCTGCGCACGAGCTACTGCGATCCGGCCGGAGTGCCGCGTGAGCGGCTCGTCCTCGGTGCCTGGTCCCAGGTCGGGAGTGGCGGCGTCGTCGTCCTGGTCCTGCAGCGGAGTGGTCGACGAAAGAACGCGGATCAGTTCGGCGCGCTCGTCTGCAGCGAGCGCGGCCAGACCCGCGGCGAGAGAGCGCACGGCGAGGATGCCGGCGCCCGCGTAGGCAGGTGTGGGTGTCGGGCCGTACTCGGTGAGGCCGAGTTCGGTCCGGGTGACGGTCGGCAGATCTCCGCCGCGGGTCTTCGGGACCCGGTCCGGCGTCGACTTGTAGATCCGGCCGCGGAAGCTGTAGCCGGGGATGTCGCCGGCACGGATCGCCTCAAGGGCCGCGTCGGCGAGTTGGCTGTTGTTGTAGCGGGTCACGGTCCGCAGGCCGCGGCTGTCGGCGCGGATCTCCAGCGGCGTTCCGATGGGCACCGACCCGAGCTCCGACGGCGTGCCGTGCAGGGTGTAGCCGTGGTTGTAGTAGACCTGCACGTGGCCGACGCCGAGGCCGATCTGGCGGTTGAACGCCGCCCGGTCGATGACCTCCATGTAGTGGCCGTGCTGGTCGCGGATCTCGGCCGGCTGGCCGAAGATCGCCGCGTAGGCCTCGACGGTTCGGCCGTCGGTGTGGGCGCGGCTGATCTGGATGTCATCCAGCGCCCACGTGCGCAGGTACGTCGTGTTCATGGGCGCTGGCCCCCTTCGATGCCGATCAGGTGCTTGTGTTCGCCACCGAGGTAGATCGCGGCTGCGCGGTCCTCGTCGGTCAGCGTCTTCTGGTTGTCCTCGGGCACGAACGTCGCGCCGAAGCTCAGCGCCATCTCCATCAGCGTCTGGTCCTGCTCCTGCCGCGACATGCCGTCGAGGCGGGCGCGTAGGTCGGTGAGGCTCACCCAGTCGCCGGGCTGCTTGGCGATCTGGTCGTACGCTGCCCGGACCCGGTCGGCCGGGGCGCGGGGTGCACCCTGGCCTTCGTGGTGGTCGTGGAGCGCGTCGCGGATCTCGTCGATCGACGCCCCACGGCGCAGGTCGATACCGCGGCGTTTGGCCTCACGGCGAAGCGTCTCGCGGCCGAACCCTTCGAGCGCGTCGTCGGCGCCCGACTCCAGCGCCGCGGCGACACCGCCGCCACCCTTCGTCCAACGGCCATTCGCATCGCGGCGCTGGGTCGGGTTGAACGCCCGCTCCGCATCGCCGGCAGGCTCCGTCTCGGCTTCGTCCTGCGCGCCAGGCTCCTGCAGCTGCACCGAGTACAGGCCCGAGTGCTTCAGCAGCGACAGGTCGTCGTTATCGACGGCCTTGACGACCGACTCCCACTCGAACCCGGCGTCGATGTACTGCCGGATCGTCGTCGACTTGACCTGCTGGATCTCGACCGCGTCCTTCGCGTCCTCGCGCAGAAACGGCACCGCATCCTGGTCGAACCACAGCCGCGCGTTCTCCGGCACGGTCAGGATCGTCGACAGGGCCGCGAACGCCGACCGCCACAACGGCCGCATCGTCCCGTCGGCGAACCCGCGGCGTGCTGCCGCGTAGTTGCCGGCGTTCAGCGACGAACCCTGCAGGCCCTCCGACAGGCCGACCAGAACCGGGTGGACACCGCCCGCCGCGGCGATACGGGTCTCACCCGCGCCCTGCGTGGCTTTGAAGTCGAGCTGGCGCATGTCCGCACCGACGACGGTCACGTCCGCGCCGCCGCCCAGGTACATGGTCTTGTAGGCGTTATCGACGCCCTGGTGGGCGGCGTTCATCTGCGCCATGAAGTCCTTGAACTGCTGCGGCGTCACCGACTCCTTGAAGCTGACCGCCAGGTTCGGCGTCGCCGCGTTCGAGAAGAACTGCAGCTTGTGCTTCGTCGCGGCCTTGTCCGCCTGGATCTCGCGGATCACCGGCGTCAGCCACGACATGCCCCGGTACTGCGCGATCGGGTCAGGGATCGGCGACCAGTGCGCCACCTGGTCGACGGTGAACAGCTCCGGCGTGCCCTGCCCGATGCCGCCCGGGTAGTAGGCGTACCCGAGCACGTCGACGTCCGTGGCCTCCTCCGGAAGGGCCGACAGGACGATCTCGACCCAGTCCGGGCGCAGCCGGCGCAGCCGGTCGCCCTCGTTGACCGCGTAGAAGTTCCCGCACAGGTCGACGTCCTGGATCATCCGGGCGAGGAGTTCACCGCTGCTGCCGTTCGGCCACGGCTGCTCCAGCAGCTGCAGGGCGCTGTCGATGAACAGCTCCTCGTCGCGGCCGGTCTGCGGGTCGAAGTGCTGCCACCGGAACCTGGCCTCGGTGAACACCGACATGCGCTTGTTCATGCACGCGAACACGATGCCGTCGGACTTGTACGCCGCGTACGTGTACGCCTCGAACGACGCCTCGGGACGCTCCAGCGCCTGCCGCTGGCCGGTCCCGAACAGCGGCATCATCCCGTACTGCGACTCGGCCAGCCAGCGCGCGTAGTCGTCAACGGTGTAGCGAGAAACCTCGGCGCGCGGACGGCGCAGCATCTGCCACAGCTTCACGGCCCGGCACCTCCTTCACGTCGACGAACAGGACCGCGGCAGCCACGGCGAGACCGGAGCCGATCAGCCCCCATGGGCCGAGCAGCCACACCAGCCCGGAGATGACGAGCAGGCCCGCGAACGCGAGCACTGCGAAAGCTTGGAAACGGGTCATGCGAACATCACCCACGGTGCGGGCTCCTCCTGGTCGACGAGGTCGACGCGGGTCACGAACGCCCACCGGGCCGCCGTCAGCGACCCCAGCGGCGAGATCTCAGCTAGCGAGTCCTTGCGGGTCCAGGCGATCGTGTCGCCTGTCGTGCGCGTGCGGGCGCCCGCGACGGCCTCGTCGAGCTGCTGGCAGGGCACCTGGCGCAGCGACTGCTGCCGGACCGCGTCGATGATCTGCCCGCACGCCGCGGCCATACCGCCGCCGAGCATGACCGCTAGATCGCCGCGTCGCGGCTTGTCGAGGTCGTCCGGGACCTTCATGCCGGCGTCGGCCAGGTCTACCTTCAGCGACTCGTACGTGCCGCGGCCCATCCCGACCGCGACCGGGTTCAGTGCCTCGCGCAGATCCGCGACCGCACCGACGAGCCAGTCCGTGCCGGGCCGGTAGTCGACGAGCTGGCAGTGACCCAGCCCGTCGGCGCGCAGCCCGTAGACGGTGATCGCCGACCAGTCGCGCAGCACCGAAACGTCCACGCCGATCGCGAGGTCACCCTCACGCTTCGACGCAGCGTCGCCGACCCGCGCCCACTGCGCCGCGGTGATGATGCCCTCTTCGAGATCGGGCACCCGCTGGCACAGCACCTCAGTCCGGAACACCGGCTCCGGGTCCGTAGCCAGAGCCGACTCGATCGCCTGCTCGGTGATCGTGTACCCGAGGCTCGGGTTGGCCTGAGCCCAGGCGTCACGGTCACGCAGGAGGCAGTCAGAGGCGTGAGGGCGGCCGTCGGAGCGGTCCGGGCACGTGCACCGGATCTCCTCGGGCGCAGACCACTCAAAGATGCCCAGGGACCGGTCGGCGTTCGCCGGGTTCTTCAGTGCTGCGATGGCGTTCTCGCGCAGCGAGTTCAGAACGATCGACTTGTCGTCGCCGGCGTTGGAGAACGCGAACACCTGCGCGTTCGGCCGCGCCATGGTCGTCTTCGTGACCGCGCCCCACGCGTCCCACTTCTGGTGCTCGCGCAGCTCGTCGAGGTTCACGTCGTCGCCGGACAGGCCACGGCCGCCCTTGCGCGATGCTGCCGCGATCTTCCAGCGTGACCCGGACGCGAGCTTGAGCGCCTTCTTGCCGTTGGTCTTGTCGACGTGCTTGACCTCGGCCGCGAGTTCGGGGATCGACTCGACGATCTCGACGGCCTTGTCCCAGGACTCCTCGGAGATGTCGAGGTTCTGCGCGGTGCCGATGACCAGGGCGACGCCGAGGACGAACATCTTCCACAGGTTCTTGACCTCGACGATCGTGGTCTTGCCGTTCTGGCGGGCCACGAGGATCAGGACCGTCCGGAACCGGAACAGGCCCAACGCGTCGAGTTCACCGACGTGGATCAGCAGCCAGCGCTGCCACGGCAGCGGCTCGATACCGAGCACCTCACGGGCGAAGTCGACCGCGGAGAACCCCAGCGACGTGGCCGGCGTCAGTGCGCACCCGCATCCGCACGGCCCGGGTAGGCCAGTGACCAGCGGCGGGGTCCAGATCCTAGGGAGTGTGCTTCCCAGCAGCCTGCCGGAGCTGAGCAAGGCGACCCCCAACCGGCTTGTCCGCGCCGAGTTCGCCGCGGCTCTTGGGTGTTCCGCCGAGTTCACGCAGGACGTTGAGCAGTTGCGGGCCGAGTTTCGCGACGACCTCGACGACGTTGGCCTTGGCTTCGAGGCGGCCGAGGCGGCGCAGGATGTCCATGTCGCCGCCGGCGTGCTCCCAGGTGCGTTCGAGCTCTTCGGCGGTGTCGGTGGCGCGTTCTATCTCGTCGGCGTACTTGGCCGCGAGGTCGCGCAGTGCCTTGTCGGAGTCGCCGAGCCATGGCATCGACTTGATCGCGTCGGCGACCGCGACGCGTAGGTCCAAGGTGCGCTGTTCGGGCTCGCGTACGACCTGCAGTTTCCGCGCCATGGCCACCTCGCAAGATCAAAGCGGCCTTTGTCGACCTTGGCGGGGGGAGAGTTTTCTCCAGAGGAACGGAGGGTGGCAAAGGTGCAGGTCAGCGTGTTGACCCCGCCCCCCTAGCCGTCCGGCCTGGGCGCTGCGTCTAGATCGTTGTTGGGTCGATGGTGAGTGTGCGTTGGGCTGTGGTGGTGGGCCTGTGCCCACGCTTGCCATTGCACCTACGGTGGGCCAGGCGTACACCACTGCGATCAGGTACGCCTGCACCACCACGTGCCACCGGGAGCAGGTGATCTACGGTCCTGCTCATGGGGTGGGTCTTGGGTAGGGCCTGCTCTACCCACATGCCGCACACCCAGCAGTGGGTCTCCTCCCGGTACACCTGGTTGCGCAGGGTGCGCCATGCACTGGTGTCCCGGGGGTCTACGCGGTGGTATCCGTTGTGGAAGCGGCTAACCATTGGCCACCTCCGGAATGCCGAATGCCCCGCGGATCCTGGGATCGACGCGGGGCTGGG